ATGATGTTGATGTGAATGCTTTGATTAAAATTTATAATCAAAAAATTGCAACATTGACAAACCAAAATATACTTTTGGAAGCAAAATTGCAAACAATTGTACAGGATGATTTAGATGAAAAAAATGAATTATTAGCATCAAATCGTGAATTACAAGAAAAGTATGACAACCTATTAGCAGATATAGAAGAAGATGGCGAAACCAGCAAGTAGACAAAACCTTATTGATTATTGTTTAAGGAAGCTGGGTGCTCCTGTCTTGGAAATCAATGTTGATGATGATCATATAGATGATCTAGTTGATGATGCAATACAACTTTTCAATGAACGTCATTTTGATGGTGTTGAAAGGATGTTTCTTAAGTATAAGATAACTCAGGATGATATTAATAGGGGAGCAGCAAAAGATACCACTGGTGTTGGTATTGTAACTACTACCGCAACTTCTACTAATATTACTGGTTATGGAACTACATCCAATAATTGGTATGAAACTTCTAATTTCATACAAGTTCCAGATTCCGTTGTTGGTATAGAAAAGATATTTAGATTTGATACTAGTACAATTTCAGGTGGAATGTTTAGTATCAAATATCAGTTATTTTTGAATGACTTATATCAGTTTAATTCTGTTGAGTTATTGCAATATGCAATGACAAAAACTTATCTAGAAGATATAGATTTTCTACTTACAACAGATAAGCAGGTAAGATTTAATAAGAGGCAAGATAGATTATATTTGGATATAGATTGGGGTCAACAATCAGCTGATAATTGGTTAATTCTTGATTGTTATAGGGCATTAGACCCAAATTCGTTTACTCAGGTCTATAATGATATTTTCTTAAAGCAATATTTAACATCATTAATTAAACGTCAATGGGGACAAAATCTAATTAAATTTAGAGGTACTAAGTTGCCTGGTGGTATTGAGTTAAATGGTCGAGAGATATATGATGATGCTGAAAAGGAATTGGAAGCACTTAAGGAGAAAATGCTCCTTGAATATGAGTTACCACCATTTGATGCTATTGGTTAATCTAATATGGCACTAAATCCCTTTTTTCTCCAAGGTTCACAGGGTGAACAACGACTTGTTCAGGATTTGATCAATGAACAGTTAAAGATTTATGGTGTAGAAGTAACTTATATACCAAGAAAATTTGTAAGAAAACAAACTGTTATTAAAGAAGTTCAATCATCATTATTTGATGATAACTTTTTATTGGAAGCATATGTAAACACATATGAGGGGTATTCTGGTCAAGGTGATATAATGACCAAATTTGGTGTTAGTTTAAAAGATGAATTAACAGTAACTATATCCAAAGAAAGATTTGAGGATTTCATAGGACCATTTTTAAGTGCAGAAGATGAATATGAATTAGCATCAAGACCTCGTGAAGGGGATCTTGTTTATTTCCCATTAGGTCAGAGATTATTTGAAGTAAAATTTGTAGAGCACGAACAACCTTTCTATCAGTTAGGTAAGAATTATGTTTATGAACTAAAATGTGAACTCTTCGAATATGAGGATGAGGTTATTGATACTGATATTGAAGCAATTGATACTCAGGTTCAAGATCTTGGTTATATCAGTACTTTGAATCTAATTGGATCTGGTACTACTGCTACTGCAACATCTCAGATAAACACTGGATATATCAGAGAAATTACATTAACAAATGATGGATATGGATATTCAGCAGTACCAAATGTTGCTATTTCTACTGCACCAAATACGGTAGGATCTGTAAATGCTACTGCTGTTGCTATTACAACAAGTAAGGGTGGTATTAATTCATTAGATCGTATTCTATTAACACATGCTGGTATTGGATATACACAAGCACCAATAATTACTATAACTGGTGGTGGTGGTTCTGGTGCTATTGCTACTTGTCATGTTGAGACATCACCAACAAAAGGTGTTATTGACTTTACTATGACAAATAATGGTGTTGGATATGCTTCAACTCCTGCTGTTACAGTTGTTGGAGTTGGCAGTGATGCATACCTCACACATAAGGCTGCAGCAGAAGTACAACTGAGTGCTAATCAAACAATTACTGATATTAGATTAAGAAATGCTGGTATTGGGTACACTCTAACACCAACAGTTACTATTGCCAATCCTTCTCTTATTAGTGGTGTTGGTGAATTTGCCTTTAATGAAGAAGTCAGAGGAGTATCTTCTGGTGTGTATGCTACTGTGAAGGAATGGGATACTGATACTAAGGTTCTTAAAGTATCTAATGTTGGTGTAGGCACTACTGCAATGGCATTCATACCTGGTGAAATTATTGAAGCAACAGAATCTAGACATTTTGTTACTGCTGTAAGTGCAGCTGGAACTATTGGTATTACTACTACAATAATTACTGGAATTAATACTTCAAGTATTGTAGTTGGTCAATCTATAAAAGAACTAATTGTTGGTGCTGGATCTACTCCAATTCTTGGTACAGGACATACTGTTACTTCCGTTGGTCTTGGAACAGTCTTTATTACTCCACCTTCCTTAAATACAGTAGCATATATTGGATTAACAGTTGGATTTGGTACTAATGTATACTCCAATTATTCACTCAAAAAATATGATGAAAGAGATACATACAGTCCATATGATTCAAACGATGAGATTGAATCTGAGGCAGATGATCTATTAGACTTCACACAATCAAACCCATTTGGTAACGTATAATGTTAGGGACTTATTTTTATCACGAAATATTGAGAAAGACTGTTATATCTTTTGGTACGGTTTTTAATGATATTCATATTCGCCACAAAAAAGGTTCTGGTGGTGAAATAAGTGATATGCGTGTTCCATTGGCATATGGTCCAATGCAAAAGTTTTTAGCAAGACTGGAACAGCAAGCAGATTTAAATAAAGCAGTTCAGATAACACTTCCTAGAATGTCATTTGAAACTACTAATATTGCTTATGATCCGACAAGAAAGGCGGGTATAACACAAACATTTAAAGCATCCGATGGGAATAAGTTAAGAAAGGTCTATATGCCAGTTCCTTATAATATTGGATTTGAATTAAACGTTTTGACTAAATTGAATGATGATGCATTACAGATTGTAGAACAGATACTTCCATATTTCCAACCATCTTTTAATTTAACGGTAGATTTAGTTGAAGCAATTGGTGAAAAAAGAGATATTCCGATTGTATTAGATAATATTTCATTCCAAGATGATTATGAAGGAGATTTTTCAACTAGAAGAGCATTAATATATACACTTAATTTTACTGCCAAGACTTATCTATTCGGTCCTATTGCTGATACTCCTGATGGACTTATTAAGAAAGTTCAGGTTGATTATCATGCTTCTGTGGATACTGAAAATTCAAGAAGATCTTTGAGATACACTGCTGTTCCTAAGGCAATGAAGGATTATAATGATGATAATACAGCAGTATTAAAAGCAGATCTTTCTAAAACTAAGACTAGACTTGCTATTAGTGATAGTTCTGCCTTAACACTTGGTAATAGAATTATTATAGATAGTGAGATAATGAAAGTTAAGGAAATTCCTGATAGCAGCACAATAGTTGTTAATCGTGGATATGATGGTAGTACAACTGCTACTCATACTGAAGGAACATCTATTGATGTATTAACTGCTGCTGATAATCTTCTTGTTGAATCAGATGATGATTTTGGATTTGATGGAACAGTAGAAGACTTTACTGATGCTAAAACGTATAGTCCTACGTTACAGAAAGATATTTAATGAATACTATGTCTAGTTATGATCCTATTGATGAAGCACTGAATACTTCAAGTACTATTGAGGTTAGCACTACACCAGAAAATGGATGTGTTACTAAGAAAGATAGTACTAAAAATATTACTGGGGATATTGAAAAGGACTATGAATACACTCGTGCTAATTTATATTCATTAATCGAAAAAGGACAAGAATCTCTTAATGGTATTATGGAACTTGCGGGTGAGAGTGCAAGTCCAAGAGCATATGAAGTTGCAGGACAAATAATTAAGTCAGTTGCTGATACTACTGATAAATTAATGGAACTTCAAAAGAAAGTTAAAGATATTGATGAGGATAGTGATAAAGGTCCAAGTCAAGTTACAAATAATGCATTGTTTGTAGGATCAACATCCGAACTTTCTAAAATGCTTAAAGATGGGATTTTGAATAATGACAAATAATACACCTTGGGAAGAAGATAGTATTAGAATAGAAGATGCTGATGGTAACCTTGCATATGAGGTTATTGATGTTATTAAACCTATTAGATTATCTCCTATAAATCATGAATTACCTTCTGATTGGAGGAGTGAATTAGGTATTGAGGATTAAATTATGTCAGAAGATAGCATATATCTTGGTAACCCGCTTTTAAAAAAAGCAAATACTGCTCATGAATTTACAGAAGAGCAAGTTATTGAATTTATTAAATGTAAGAAAGATCCAGTATACTTTGCCAATAATTATATTAAGATTGTTTCTTTGGATGAGGGACTAACACAGTTTCATCCGTATGATTTTCAAGAAACTTTAATTAAAAGATTTCACGAAAATAGATTTAATATATGTAAGATGCCTAGACAGACTGGTAAGTCTACTACGTCTGTATCATATCTTTTACATTATGCCGTTTTTAACGATAGTACTAACATCGGTATTCTTGCTAACAAAGCAGCGACTGCCAGAGATTTGTTAAGTAGATTACAAACTGCATATGAAAATTTACCTAAATGGATGCAACAGGGTATAATATCCTGGAACAAAGGGAGTTTAGAACTTGAAAACGGATCAAAGATATTGGCAGCTTCTACATCTGCAAGTGCTGTCCGAGGCATGTCGTTCAATATCTTATTCCTCGACGAATTCGCTTTCGTTCCGAACCATATTGCAGAGTCGTTCTTTGCCTCTGTTTATCCTACTATTACGTCTGGTAAGTCAACGAAAGTAATAATGGTTTCAACCCCTCACGGGATGAACCATTTTTATAGGTATTGGAATGATGCCGAGAAGGGGAAGAATGAATATGTACCAACTGATGTTCATTGGAGTGAAGTTCCAGGTAGAGATGCTGCATGGAAAGCACAAACTATTGCTAACACGTCGGAGCAACAGTTTAAGGTTGAGTTTGAATGTGAGTTCTTAGGTTCTATTAATACTCTTATCAATCCAGCAAAACTTAGAAATTTAGTATATGAAGAACCTAAGACAAGGAATGCAGGTCTTGATATCTATGAAGAACCAATAGAAGATCATAATTACATAATTACAGTTGACGTTGCTAGAGGATTGGGTAATGATTATTCAGCGTTTATAATTTTTGATACGACAGAGTTTCCATATAGAGTAGTTGCAAAGTATAGAAATAATGAAATTAAACCAATGCTGTTTCCAAATGTTATATTGGATGTTGCAAAGGGATATAATAATGCTTATGTTTTAATAGAAGTAAATGATATAGGAGATCAGGTTGCAAGTATTCTTCAATATGATTTGGAATATGAAAATATTCTAATGGCTACAATGAGGGGAAGGACTGGTCAAATTGTTGGGCAAGGATTCTCTGGTAAGAAAACTCAACTTGGTGTTAGAACAACAGCAGCAGTTAAAAAGTTAGGATGTTCTAATCTTAAAACTCTATTAGAAGATGATAAAATATTAGTATCTGATTATGATATTATTTCAGAATTAACAACTTTTGCTCAAAAACATAATTCATTTGAAGCAGAAGAAGGATGTAATGATGACTTGGCAATGTGTCTTGTTATATTCTCATGGTTAGTATGTCAGGATTATTTTAAAGAAATGTCTGATAATGATGTTCGTAAGAGAATATATGAAGAACAAAGGAATCAAATAGAGCAAGATATGGCACCATTTGGATTTATTTCAGATGGATTTGACGATATGGAAAACTTTACTGATGATGAAGGAGATAGGTGGAGTAAGAACAATCCAGTAGAGAGTACTGAGTGGAATGTTGATGAATATGGAGACCGTTCTTATATGTGGGATTACATGTAGACTACATGAAAATGGATATTTTAATAAATAATTTAAGAATAATCTGAGACTCGGAGAACAAAAAGATGCCGCTAAATTTAGCATCTCCTGGGATTGTAGTTAGAGAAGTTGACTTAACTGTAGGTAGAGTGGACACAGCATCCGATAAAGTCGGTGCTATTGTTGCCCCTTTTGCAAAAGGACCAGTCAACGTCCCAACCCTAGTTGAGAATGAACAGGATTTACTTAATAACTTTGGTGAGCCTTCTTCCACTGACAAGCACTATGAGCATTGGTTAGTTGCTTCATCATACCTATCTTACGGTGGACCTTTAAGGGTAGTAAGAGCAGATGACACAGATCTGGCAAATGGTTTTGCTGGTGCTGCTGCTAATGTTAAAATTAACAGTCTCGATAATTATAACGATTTAGGATACGATACTAGTACAATTACTGGTGTAACAGTTGCTGCTAGGAACCCAGGTTCTTGGTCAAATGGTGCTAAGGTTGCAATCATTGATGCCGTAGCAGACCAAACACTTACATTCTCAGCACTTCCAACAAATATTGCTGTTGGTTATGGTGTAACACAAACTGTTCCTCCAAATACAATTCTTGCTGGTGCAGGTACAACTAGTAAGTTGGACGGACACTTTAAGGGTATTGTAACAGAAGTTGATTCTACTAATAAGAAGATTTCAGTTAAAGTTCTTTCGCATGTAACAGCAGCTGGTGTTTCTACTAATGTAGATTACCAACCAAATGGAATCTATAAGTTTGGAAATACTGCTGTTGGCGTTCATACCATTGGTACTGCAACTGGATACAGTTATACTTCACCAACTGCAAATGCAGATTGGTTTGATCAGCAATCAATTGCTTTAACTAATACATCAATTAATTGGAACAATATTGCAGAACGTCCAGGAACATCAAGTTTTGCTGCTGCTAGAAATTCACGTTTTGATGAAGTTCATGTTGTAGTTATTGATGATAAAGGAACAATTTCTGGAAATACTGGAACTATCCTTGAAAAGCATTTATCACTTTCTAAGGCAAAAGACGCAGAATTCTCAGTTGGTTCACCATCTTATTGGAGAAAGTACTTAGCAACTAATTCCACACAAATCTTTGGTGGTGGTGCTCCTGCTGGTATTGTTGCCACAGACACAACTACGGTTGCTGGATTTAGTACTGCTACTGATATTGGATGGGATCAAGAAACACAAGGAATTTCATTTGGTGGTACAGGAGTAAAGACTCTTACACTAGGTGGTGGTGAAAACTACGACGGAACAACCGATCCAGAAGCTACTGGTTCATTTACCGTAAGTTTAGCTGGTCTTTCAGCAGGATATGAGTTGTTTGAAGATAATAATTTATATCAATCAGATTTCCTAATCATGGGATCTGCTAATTATGAAAAAGAAGCCGCACAGGCACTTGCCAATAAACTAATTTCAGTTGCCGAGATTAGAAAGGATGC